TGTTGGGTCGAGGTGATGCATACGAAATTCTGAAAGCAAAAGGAGTAGTTCACTTTAGCTCTACTTCGTTTGTTAGAGGTATCAATCTAGACAATACCATTCTTATCGTTGATGAGTGCCAGAATATGAGCTATCATGAACTAGATTCTATTATTACTCGACTTGAGGAAAATTGTAGAGTATATTTCTGTGGTGACATGAGACAGGCCGATCTAGCCAATAATGGACTTAAAGACTTTTTCAAGGTGCTTAAGTCCATGGGCGAATTCGATTTCACAGAATTTCAGAAAGAAGATATTGTCCGCAGTCAATTAGTTAAAAACTATATTATTAAAAAAGAAGAAGTCTTAGGACGTCTTAGCTAAGAGGGTAGTACGACTACCTATTTGAGGTTTTATGAAAGCAATTATAAGTAATAAAATCTACATGGTAGTAGAGCCAGCTTTGCATCGGGCATTAGAGAAGGAACTTACGTACAAAGTTCCTTCTTACAACGCACCTGATCAATTTACGATTATTAAAAACCTAAAGGTAATTAACTTCAATATCGCCGGAGGAAAGATGCTAGTAGCGTTTCCGGTTGGTAGAACGGATTTAATTCCTAAAGGTTATTCAGTAGAAGATAAGCGGTCATACAATCATATAGAAGATTTTCCGAAGTTCCAATTTGAACTGAGGCCAAGCCAAAAAGAGATAGTGTACGATATGCAGGATAACTGCATCATCAATGCTAAGGTGGGTTTTGGTAAAACATTCTGCGGGCTTGCTCTTGCAGCGAGACTAAAAGAGAAAACACTGGTGGTGACACATACTGTTGCCCTTAGAAACCAGTGGGAGAAAGAAGTAATAAAGACACTAGGTATCAAGCCCGGTATTATTGGTAGTGGCAAATTTAATATTGATAGCCCCATTGTGGTATCTAATATTCAATCACTAGTCAAATATATTCCGCAGCTTAATAGGGAGTTTGGGTTGCTAATCGTGGACGAAATGCACCACGTTAGTAGTCCTACTTTTACCAAAGTCGTGGATGCTATGTTCTCTAGATACAAGGTTGGACTTTCGGGTACAATTGAGAGAAAGGATCAGAAGCACGTAGTATTCAAGGATTATTTTGGTTCTAAAATTTATAGACCAGAGCGAGAGAATACTATGACGCCAACTGTTGATGTTATCAATAGCGGTGTGGCTTTCTCCAATACTAATGCTTCTTGGGCTGAAAAAGTCAACGCACTAAAGGAGTCCTATCTATACAAGAATTTAGTAATTCGCCTAGCGGATCACTACGCATCTCTTGGACATAAGGTTCTTATCGTGTCTGACCGAGTAGAGTTTCTTAAGGAATGTTCTGAATCCTCGGAGTATCCTTCGGAAGTTCTTATTGGTGCGCTAAAGGAAGATCAAAGAGAAGAAGTCATAAATAAGATTTCCTCTGGTGAAGTAAAGCAGCTGTGGTCTACACAGAGCTTAGTCTCAGAAGGTATTTCTATTAACCCTCTAAGCTGTATTATTCTAGGGACTCCCTTGAATAATATGCCGCTGTTAGAGCAGCTGATAGGTCGTATTCAGCGACAGGCAGAGGGTAAGCTTGATCCAGTAGTAGTTGATATTAAACTAGAGGGCTGGACCGTAAATAATCAGTTTAATAACAGGCTTGGGCATTACATGAAACAGGGCTATGAAATTAACTTCATAAAATAGTTCTTGACATGACGCTCAATTTTTGGTAATATGTTACTATTCAGTTGGAAGAAGATATATAGGAAGTCGGGCGGTAGTTCGTCTAGGATAATACTTATTCTAGATACAATGCTAAACACGACTATTCCTAAGAACAGATGGGATCCAACTTATAAATACTTTTATGAGGATTTCTCAGGGACTAGTTTCCTGATAAATCCTTATGATCTCCTACAGAACAGTTTCCGATGGAAGAAAAAGGAAATCGGTGACTATGTAGGATTAGCGAGTTTCCGTAGCTTAGGGGAATATAGAGCTACTGGAAAGAAAACCTTAGAACTAGCCCATAGCCCCATTGGGATAGACGCTATAAACAAAAACAGACTACTTCGGGTAGAGAACGGTGAGATTCACTTCTACTACGAAGATTACACAAAGGAGAAATAACATGGCAGGTATCGGTTTTGGTTCAGTTAAGGGTTCAGCAAAGAAAGAAAAGGCTGACCAGTATAAGTATGTAGACGGCGACAACTCAGTTCGTCTTTTTGGAAGTATTCTTCCACGGTATGTATACTGGATTAAGGGAACTAATGGTAAAAACCTACCTTTTGAATGTCTAGAATTCAATCGTGAAACGGAGTCTTTCGACAAGGCTGAGAAGGATTGGGTAAAGGAATACTTCCCAGATCTTAAGTGCAGCTGGTCGTATTCAATGATGGGTCTAGACAAGGACAACAAGCCTGTTGTCTTTAACTTCAAAAAGAAATTATTTGATGCCATCATGGCTAATATTGACGATCTTGGAGATCCAACCGACCCTGAAACTGGTTGGGTTTTAAAGTTCAACAAGAAGAAGACAGGGCCACTACCAATTAACGTAGAGTACACTCTTCAAACTGTTAAGTGCCTCAATTCAAAGGGTCCACTTAAAGCAGCTGAGATTGAAGCAATTGCTTCAGCTAAGCCAATCGAAGAAGTTATTCCTCGTGCCACACCACAGGCGCAGAAGGATCTTCTAGAAAAGATTGTTAACGGTGACGGAAACGAAAACGTTGACGAAAGTGTTGAAGCTGAGCTAGACGTTATCTAAAAAGTAAGCCCAGGACGCATGAAGTGTCCTGGGCTTCTTATTCGGAGTATTATGAAAACATTACTAATTGCTGATGTGCATATAAAACTAGGGCAAAAGAATGTTCCAAAAGAGTGGGCGTATAAAAGATACGAATTATTCTTTAAGCAAGTTGCCGAAGCTGAAAAACAAGTTGATCAAATTATCATTCCCGGAGATATATTTGATCGTATGCCTAATCTAGATGAGCTAAAACTTTACTTTAAGTTTATTGCTCAGCGAAAGAAGCGTACAATAATCTCGACGGGAAATCACGAGTCTACAAAGAAAGGAAAGAGTTTCTTTACAGAACTTAAAGAAGTATCTGAAAGTCTTAATCCTAACATTGAAATTGTAGTAGACTATATTCGTGATCAAGATGGATTTTATGTAGTTCCGTATGAATACGTAAAGCACGAAACAACCTGGAAAGATCTCGATCCTAGACCAGTGTTTACACATGTTCGTGGAGAGATTCCACCACACGTAAAGCCAGAGATTCCACTGGAGTGGCTAGATAAATTTCCTGTAGTTTTTGCTGGGGACTTACACTCACATTCTAATACCCAAAGAAACATCGTATATCCTGGTAGCCCAATGACTACATCATTTCACAGGAATGAGGTGGACACTGGATATATCATCATTGATAGTGACTGGAGTTGGACCTGGCATACCTTTGATTTACCTCAGCTTATTCGTAAGACGGTATCGTCTCCTGATGAAATGGTTCCAACGGACTTTCATCATACGATATATGAGTTAGAAGGTAACATCAAGGACTTAGCGAAGATAGACAACACTGAGCTTCTGGACAAGAAGATTGTGAAGCGCAAGAGTGATACGGCGCTAGTTCTGGATAAGAAGATGACTATTCCAGAAGAACTGGCTGAGTACTTGCGATATATTCAAGAGTTACCAGAGGATCAAGTTGAATCTATAATGGGAGTATTTAATGAGTACGGTAGTACTACAATCAATAGAGTGGGATAAGTGCTTTAGCTTTGGAGACAATAATAAAGTCGATCTAAGTAAAGAGGCAGTTACTCAAATTATTGCTCCTAATGGGTTTGGAAAGTCTTCTATTCCACTTATCATGGAAGAAGCCCTTTATAATAAAAACTCAAAGGGAGCTAAGAAAGCAGACATTCCAAATAGACTATTGGATGGAAGCTACAATATTAAACTAGTATTCTCGATTGATAGTCAAGAATACACGGTAGATATCGCTAGAAAAAGTGGTGCCATCAAGATCAAGCTCTTGAACGACGGCAACGATATTAGCA